CGATACTGGTGCTACTGGTATCTACACATTTGAGATTCCAAAATTTGTTTCTAAGAAATTAGGAGTATTTAATCTACGCGATGCAATTGATTTTAGACCGAGAGTTAAACAGACCGCTGTGTCTGCTACAACCTTGGCCGCTGCTACTGAAAATCCATATCCAACTGAAGATTTTGATTTGCCTGCTAATGGTATTCAGTTCCCAACTCCAAATAGTAGTTTTACCACAGATGTAGAATACTATTTACCAAGAATAGATAAACTTGTTATCAGTAAATCTGGTGACATGAAAGTTGTTGAAGGTATTTCTGCAATTCCTGCTAGAGCTCCTAGTATGGATGACGCGATGCAAATTGCTGAAATACAAGTACCACCTTTCCCATCATTGTCGCCAGGCCTTGCAGAACGATATGGTGCAGAACTAAATGCTGTATTTCATAGATTGGCAGGACAACATAGACGATACACCATGCAAGACATCGGTGCTATTGAGAAAAGAATTAATCGCCTAGAATACTACCTCGCTTTAAGTTTGATGGAAATGCAGGCGAAAGACCAAGTTATTTTAGACTCTAACGGAAATGACAGATTTAAAAACGGAATCTATGTAAACGCATTTGATGGAGATTTGTTAAGTGACTTGACAGACCCAAGTTATGCTGCTTCATACGATTCATCAAGAAAAAGGTTAGGGCCTAACTTTGATGACTATCAAGTAGACTTGAAACTTAATCCAAATCACAACAGTTCTGGGTGGGTAAGACAGGGTAGTTCAATTACTCGACCTTATATCCTAGAGGCTGGAGTTGAAAATAGATTTGCAACTAAAGTAAGAAACTGTGTCGGTGAGTTGCAGTTTAACTATGATGGGGATATGGATTTATATCCTCGTTCAGATAACGGTGCTACTTTTAAAACACAACAACAGAAACAAACAATAACACTTTCAAACGCTGGTGCTGTTGCTGCTCAAATTAACCAAGTTAACGCAAGTAAGAATGTTGTTGGATTTGAAACCCAAGTAGAAATGGGACAATTCAACCAAGAAAATAAAACTGTAACACCAGGCTCGCGTACTGTAGAAAACGAATCGATTACATTTGATGTAGGTGGAGATGCTTCTGGTACGATTGCTGGTGATGTATCACAGAGTATTACCACACTAAATGGTGGTGCAAGAAACGGATGGTTTGAACAAACTGGGCCCGGCAGTGTTAGTGGCAATATCAGTGGAACTGTATCTGGAAGTGCTGAAGCTACAACTACTATGGAAGTACAGGATATTGTACAATCCACAACCTCAATAATTCAAACCGCAGAAGCGGGGCCTTCTACTAGTGAAGTACATGGTATGGGCAACTTTGTTAGAGATGTTTCTCTACTACCAAACATGAGAGGAAACAGAATAGGTGTTAGGGTAAGTAGAATGAAACCTAATACAAGGATATATTTTTACTTTGACGATGTAAGACAGGATGAAAGATGTTGTCCTTGTGACCCAGGCGGATTCGATGCTCTGATTCCAGAATGGAAAGCATCTGGTTCGAGGACAGGTCACATATTCTTGAGGTCTAGGTTAAATGCTGCTCCTTTGGGTGGTGTTGAAGACCCAACGAAAAACTATTTGTTTAGTGCTGCTGCTCCTGCTGACATAGGGTCACCTATTGTTACAGACCAAAACGGTGATGCTGCTTTTGTTTACTGGTTACCAAGAGGTAATGATGGTTCATCTGAAGCTGCTGGACTACCTACTTTTGCTGTTGGTACGAGAAGGATGCGAGTAACAGATGACCCAACAGATAGATTTAATTTCGTAACAACTCAAGCAGAAAATATTTACTCTGCATTTGCCATGCAAGTATTCAAACAAAAAATAGACCTTGTTTACGAACAACATACTATGGTACTTGGAACTACTAAAGGCGAAACAAAAGTCGAGAAGAAAGGTGAGGTTGTTACAGATATAGACATTCAGCCAGGTACGATGACTGTTAATACAGATTTGGATGCAAGTCTCGATATCACCAACCCATCGTTTGTTAATCACCCACCGAGATTTAGAGGTGACCCAATTGCTCAGACATTTGGTATAGGTGATGCACCAAACGGAGCATTTGTTAAAAAGATAAGAGTATTCTTTAGAGACAGGCCAGGCCAAAGTGCTAATGTTGCAAATTCAGCCACTGATACTGGACAGGGTATCACTATGGAAATCCGTAAAGTTCTAAATGGATTCCCAACCAATACTATTCTTGCTGGTGGTAGGAAGTTCTTAAAAGCATCTGAGGTAAAAACAACCGCAGATATTTCTGGAGGCGCACAAACCAATTACGCCTTTACTGAACAATACGCGACAGACTTTGAGTTCGATGAACCAATTTATGTTGCACCAAACGAAGAATATGCTTTCGTTCTTATGCCTCAGAGAAACGACCCCAACTACAATGTTTGGTGTTCTAAACTGGGTGAAAATAAAATAGGAACCAATGAAAGGGTTACTTCAGAAGAGACTACTATTGATGGAATGTTATTCACATCTTCAAACAACAGGGCATGGAGTCCTCATCAAACTGAAGATATTAAATACACAGCATTCTTTGAACAGTTTACTCTAGGAAGTGGAACCGTAGAATTTGTTAACGAGGATTTAGAATTTATTACTGCTTCAGATTATCTAAACGGTAGACCGATTGATGGACAAGATGTTCATACATTTAAAGTTGGTATCGCTGGTGGTGGTTCTGGATATAGTGTAGGTGATATTATAACATTGAATAATGTTCTCAAATCAGTTGCTACTGCCGCTTCTTCTAATAAACTTTCTGGAAGTGGAATCAAACTAAAAGTAACTTCAGTAAGTTCTGGTGTGATTGATGGAGTAGAAATCTATGATGCTGGTATAGGATTTAGAATCCAAGCTGCTTCTGATTCTCCTGCTATTGTTGACCCAGATACTACAGGACAACTTAGTGTCGCTCCTACTGGTGGTTCTGGTGCTACATTTACATTGAAAATAAAACACGGACAGATAGATGAAATAGACCCACGAACAGAAAAGATGGAAATCGTCTATGATAAACTAACTATTCAAGCTGCTCATAGTGACTCAGATAGATTCTTTGCAGTCGGTGATGTCGTAGGAACTGGAGATTTAGTTACTGCTGACGCGGAACAAGGATTTAACAGAAATACTTCATTTAAGATTGCGAGTATCTACAACAAAGTATTTAACAATCTTAGAACTAACATGACAATTAAGGAGTTCCCAGAAGCGCCAATTACATACAAAGCATGTGTTACAAATTCAATAGGTGCTGGTGCAGCTGGTTCAACATTTACTGATATTCTACCAGTGGTTAGAACACCTACTGTACAAGAATGTGCTATTTACTCTGCATCAAATGAGTATGCATTTTCTAACAGTGGTCAATTTGAATCTAAGAGTTACCGACATAGGTATACTTTAAATACTACTATCGAAGATTTAAGTCCTGTTGTACCGACATATCGTAATGCTGCTATACTTAGACAGTATGATATTAACAATGATAGTACAAATGAAACAACAAATAACGGTAACGCGACTTCTAAATTTATCTCAAGGAGAGTTCGTCTTGCTGATGGACAAGAAGCAGAAGATGTAAGACTTTCAGTTGCTTTAAGACAACCATCTGGTTCTTCATTTAAGGTTTACTTCAAAGGACAGTCGCAAGAGGATGACGGAGATTTCTATGAAGATTTGCCTTGGATAGAAATGGAACTTGATGATACCAATCCAAAAGGTATCGCAATGTCACAGAGTCAGTTCATTGATTTTAACTTTAAGTTACCAAGTACTGCTCTTGACGCTAATGGAGTATTTACTCAAAGTACTAAGAGGGTTGCTAGTTTAAGTATTGGTACTGCTGGAAGTGGTATCTCCAACACAAGTGATGTAGAATTTTTCTTCACTGGTGGTGGAACACCGACCAGAGTCCCCGCTCTAAAAGCAACCGCATTATCCGCTGGTGGTATCGCAACCATAGAAATTGTAGACCCAGGCCGCGGATACACAACCGCACCAACAGTTAAAGTATTTAGAGACCATGAAGTAAGTAAATTTTATGCAACAAATACAATTGTTGGTAATGCTGGTAACATATATCAGGCGACAGTCGCTGGTACATCTGGTGCTTCGTCTGCTTCTTCTGCACCTACACATGGTAGTGGAACTGCAACGGATGGAACGATTACATGGACTTACCTTGGAACGCGACCAGTTGTAACTGCTACTGTACAGGATGTAGAATTTAAACGATTTAAGTATTTCTCAAGTAAGTTAGTAATGCTTTCATCAAATACTTCTGTAATTCCAGAAGCAAAACAATTGAGGATTATCGCCCTACAGGCGTAATAAATAGAATATGGCGAGTAAATACCAAGTATCGAGTTTAGAGTTTAATAGAGACCCAGAGTCGAGTGCTTTAGTAAGTGTAGATAACAATGGTCTATATGCTTACAAAAGGAGAAAATTTCTTGCCAATCAGAGGGCTAATGAAATATCTGAAATGTCAGATGATATAAATAGTCTTAAACAAGATTTCCAAGAAATCAAAGAATTGTTAACAACATTGATAAATAAAAGATAGGGAAGAGACATGTCAACTATAACACTAAGAGCATCTAAGGGTTCACCCCTCACTAACACTGAGGTGGATACTAACTTTAGTAACCTCAACAACGACAAGTATGAGTCGGGTAATAATGTGTCAGTTGGTACTCTTACTGCGAGTGGCAATGTTACTTTTGGCATCGCTGCCACGGTATCCGCTGCTGGTAGTACACAGGGTACTGCAACCGCATTAACCAAAACATACAACATTATATCTACCGCATCTGCTAACCAAGGAGTAGTACTCCCTTCTGCCGCTGCTGGTCTAGTAATCAACCTCTACAATGTAAGTGGTAATACTATTAAAGTATATCCCGCTTCTACAGAAACCATCGATGGTGGTTCTGCAAACGCACCAATCGAAGTAGTAACTTCAAACGGTGCTGAGTTGGTTGGTGTTAGTACTGGTGGGTGGAGACAAGTAGGTTCTGGTGGAAGTAATATCGCTAGTTTAACAGTAAACGATTCCGCAGAATTGCTAGGTTCGTTGAAATATGGAGTTACTGCTTCAGTTTCAACTGCTGGTTCTGGACAAGGAGATGCAACTGCTTTAACTGAAACAATCAATGTGATTGGAACAGTTGGTGGTAGTTCACAAGGAGTGGTTTTACCAACCGCTGCTGCTGGACTTCATGTAGTTGTCGCTAATATCACTACAACTGATTGCAACTTATATCCTGCTACATCGGATACTATTGAAAGTGGTTCTGCAAACGCCGCTGTAACGCTGCCTGCAAAAACTACTATTACTTTAACATGTCAAGACGCGACTAATTGGGTGAAACACAGGGGACTTGCAGTCTACAATTCATCTGGTTCGTTGCTAAACTAAGGAGAAATTGAATGGCAGGGCCAGTCACACTAAAAGCAGGATCATACCCGGCGCCCGTTGGGGGACTACAAGGTCTCAGAGAGTTATCAGCTACTGAGATTAAAGACCAAGTAGCTGGTGTAATCACGGCAAAATTTGCTGCTGATACGGATGGTTCTGGAACTGCTGAATTAAATGTTGTCACTGGTGGTTCTGCTGGTGGTGATGAAATCGGAACATTTACAAACAGAGAGAGAACTGATTCTGTAGGTACTCACCCTTCTGGTGGAAGTACTACTGATACTGTTTACAGATTTAATCAACCAACTGCTTCTGTAAGTGAGTCTGGACAAATCAATCCTCTTAGATGGACAGGAACCGCTTTAGAGACTGCTACAGATACAGAATTAGATACTGAAGTATTAGACTTAGTTATAACTGCAATGGCTGCTGAAGACGCGAACACAGTTGGACAATATAAAATCGGAACATCTTCACCTTCTGGTGGAACATGGACTTCAAGATATACTATCACAGAAACACAGGTTGACGGAACAGATGTTGCATACTATCTCTATCAAAAAACCGCACCAACTACAAATGCTGGAACAGATTCAAACATACTATTAAAAGTTGGTGACGAAGGTCAACCAAACGAAATGTCAACCGCAAACTTACAGACAATGGTGCCTGCATTTAGAAACAGAATTATTGCTGGTGGAGTAGGAACATATCTACTTCAAACTGGTTCACCATCTGCCACTGGAACATGGGTACAGATGGGGTCAACGATGACTGACCAATTAAAAGATGTGTCATCACAGAACTATGCTGGAGACTACACAGGGTCATATACTGGGTACTATGACCGATTCTTTGCTGGATTCTTAAATGGTGCATATGCTGGTTCATACTCTGGTACATATACTGGATATTATGCTGGTAACACCGTACAATCATCGAGTTCTACGCAAGAAACAAAACAGTTGTTCATTAGAACCGCTTAAGACTTGACATATATAGTGGGGTAGGTGTACAATAAGCCTACCCATTTAATCATGAGGAAATATTATGACCGAAGAAAATGCGAAATATCGCAACCCCCGATGGATAGATAAAGAAAACCGATCGCTATTCTGCGAGATTTTGGTTGGGCAAAGTTATCGTCCAGCACAAATTAATGTTGGTAATATCGAAGAAGGTCTTGTTAACGAAGACTTTAATGCCATCATGGAAATCTTCACCGAAGAAGAAATCGATACAAATACTGAGGCACACAAAGATGTTGTCATAGAACAAGAAGAGAAAGATGCTGAACAACGCGAGGTTCACAGGAACAGAGTGATGCAAGAAGCATTGTTCAATATGAAACTAGAAGCTTTTGAAATTCCTGCCATCAAGAACTCAGAAGACAAACGAATCAAAAAACTAATTCGTAAAGCAAAAACTCAATTGGAAGTACAGGCATGGGTAACCACATTACTTCAAGCAGAAGCATTGTATGCCACTCCAAATATGTTTAAACCAGACGGTACACATCCAGAGTTTGCTCCAGATATACCAGAACCCCCAACGGAACCGTAATGAACGGATATCTTTATGTCGCATCTCGTGATGAAAGATATCTAAAAGCTGCTGTCCAATCCGCTGAATCATTATTAGACTTTCATCCTAAAGCAAAGATTACACTTTTTACAGAAGAAAGGTGGGATGGAACATATGACAGAAAACTTTTTGATAATATCATTTATTGTGATGACCATGTGAGGGCAAAACTCTGGGCATTATCCAGAACACCATACGACAAGACAATGTATATAGATTGTGACACCTATATTCAACACGAAGATATAAAAAAAGTCTTTACTTTTCTAGGAAAAGATGATATAATATTCACGCGAAACAGACCGTACAATGCAAAGATAACTAAACTAAGCGATACTGAAGAGATGATATATCATTGTGGTATCTTTGTATATAAGAAGAAACCGATTGTGATGGATTTGATGGCGGATTGGTTTCAACAATACTGTGACCAGATTAGACCAGAATATGACCCATCGCCATATCCTAGAGAAGTATGTAAGTGGGATACATTTAGTATGTGGTATCTCTTAGAGAAAAAGTATAAAGATAAAATTAAAGTTGGAGACTTCCCATGGCCAGATGCTAGATGGAACTTTTGCATGGGACAACGACCAGAAGAGTTGGCGGGAATGCCTATTATCATAACACACTATACTTTGAATAGAGTATATAAAGAACAAGAATCCTTTCAGTTAAGATGAAAACAATAGAATTAGTAAATCCAGAGTTAATAGAAATCCTCGACAAATGGATGGACTTCTATAATGAAAACTGTCCACAACCTTTACCAATGGATGAGAGAAGGTTTGGTGACAGGGATATGGATTACTATTGTTCAGAAGAGTATCTTAAAGAAGTTCAGGCAAAAGGTGAAGACCACAAAGGGCCGCCAGAGTTCGCAAAGGTGTGTGATTTTCATTTGACACACGGTGTACCGAAAGAAGTTAGAAGAGAGTCTATGAAAACATGTGCTGATTTATCCGCGTGGTTATGTGCTAAGTTCAATGCGGTACATGTTTATTATCCTGCTGGTGGTTTCATGTCGTGGCATAATAACTGGGATTGTCCCGGCTACAACATTTTAATGTCTTATAGTGATGGTTGTGGATTCTTTAAACACTTAGATGAAGATGGAAATGTTGTGACTATCCATGACCCAGTGGGGTGGAATGTGAAGATAGGATATTATGGTGGTAAAGACGAAACTCCATACTGGCATACTGCTGGAAGTAGAGGCCCGCGTCAAACATTTGGTTTTGTTATACCAGACGAATACCTATGGAAACAGATGGTAGCAGATATTGATATGAGTGAATATCCACTATTAGATTTTTAGAAGAATCCTTCCCTCTGTCCTATGACCATGAATCGGTCAAACTCTTTCTTACCGTCCCAAGAATAATATATCTGTTGTTTGGTTCCCTCATATCCACACTCTTCTATTCCTATTTGTTCTTTTAGTGCCTCTATTGAGTTCACACAATTGATACCATACATCTCTTCAACGACATTTGAGTTTTGCATCGCGTAGACGGCATTAGGATTCTTACCTACTAGTTCTGTTAGGGGATACATTTGTTCGGTGTGAATACAGATTATTATGTCAACATCTATTTTGTTTAGATTCTCAAACTCAAATGGTATGTCCAGATTCCAGTGACGAATATTTACAAACTTTTCTTGTGCGTAATACTTGTGGAATGACTTAGAAAGATTGATGCTTTCTTCATCCATGTCTACTAAATGTATTTGTGCGACATCTAAGTTTTCACATAGGAGTGGAACCATAGGAAGACCCAACCAAGAATTAAGAACTAATATTCTAAGATTGCCTTGTTTGGTATAATATTCTTCCAAGTATTCCTTCAACTCTTCAACCAACCAGATTGAAGCATCCATATTATTTTCTTGTAGAGACTGTCTAAAGTCTACGAGTTTGTGAGGCATTTTGTTTTCTATAACATGTAATGCTTCACCCCAGTATTTAAAGTTATTTAAAAAATTAAAATTTAACATCTTCACCTTTCCCCATTGAGTCAAAAATACAAACATAAGGTAGTTCGCGGTATGTATGTTTATCTATATCGTGTGGGAAGATATAGCCTTGGTTAAAACTATATACCCAACCTATAGGAAACAATTTGATTTTGGTTATTCTTCTGTTATAAAAGAAGTTGTCAAGACCACGATAGTACCATAGTATTTGTTTCTGATATTTATTAAAGTATTCTGTAATCTCTTCTGTGTTTAAGTTATCATTCCACCTCAGAACCGAAGAGTTTAGATCTGTATATTTATGTGGAATGTGTCTAGTGTTTTTAAATTGAGTTTCTAAATCGTGCCAGTATGTCTTTACGAAACAAAGACAATCCTCTGGGTCATAGTTTGCGATAGGAGTTATATCTTTCTGAATGATAGTATCAATATCAAAGAACATCTTTTCACCCTTCTGTGTAACAATAGTTTCATCGAAGAGGTACATTTTATTCCACCACTTTACCAACTTGTTTCCGCCCGGCAATGCGAGTGGCGTAATGTTCTCATCTAATCCTTTTGGATTTTCTGTTAAGCAATAGAAACGAAAATCTTGGGGGAGATATTGTAGACAAGCCTCATAGATATTATTTACATGTTGATGGTTATACTTGTCACCCCACTTTACTGTGTATATGTTCAAAACCCTTCCCTCACATAAACTACATTACCAGACGCGGTAATTCTTTCTTCATCTGAAGTGTAAAAAGGATAAACCATATGTGGTAGTTTCGCATCAAATAAAATCATCTTCCCTTCAAATCCTTTATCAACTGGTATCGCTACTTCTTCTGGGACACCCATTGGAGAGTTCATCACAAAACAAAGTCTTGATGTTTTGGGGTCTTTCTTTTCTGGAAAGAATTTGTCTTCCTCATCTAAATCATATGGTACATTTATAAAGATAACAAATGAAAACAATCCGCCATGATTATGCATGGGATTGAATTCATGTTTCTTCTGATAGTTTATCCACACACTTTCTAATCCTATTGGAAGTAGGGGATGACTAGTATCTTTTTGCACCTTCATATAGTGTTCTATTTCTGGTCTGTAAAAGTTATTCATGATATCTACTTTCACAGATGAAGGCATGTCTTCTATTCTTATTTGCCTTTCCAGATGTCCTGCTAAATTATAATTGTTTGAAGTATCACCAACAAAGTTTCTATAATACTCCAAGGTTTCGGGACTCACCTCACCTGTCCATATGCAGTTATGTTTTGATATTAGTTCTTCTGCTATGAACCAGTTGGGACTCATCATTGCCATGTATCCTACCAATGTCTTAATACTCCAGATATGATAAAGAAACAAGTAAAAAAGTTTACCAAGACAACTACAGTTCTCATTACTGCAACTGCATCTGCCTCTTTTGAATTGTCCGAGGCTTTTTCACCTAAAGACATTGCCCATAGTTTCCATAATTTTTTCATCTTTACCTCCAATGTTCTAATAGTTTGGGGTCTGCGAGGTCATCTTGTTTAGTATGTCCTCTGCTTTCATCCTCAAACGGTAATAAATCTACATTAAATACACACAAAATACAATTGGGTCTGTATATACCCACATTCAAATCATCTTCATCCCATGACCTACCTCTATTATATGAGTACGCCATCCATGATGGAAAGTAATCCCACAGTTTAGCACCATATTCACCCCATCTCCAAGAGTGATAGTTATCAGTTCCATCCGTGTATGTGAACCATATCTTTTCTTGATTCTCTAATACATCTTCCCATATAGGTTCACATTGGTCATCACTCCATACTTGACAACTTCCATTCGTGTACGCGCCATGTGCTAGTTTAAATTGTCTAGTCTGCATGGGTTTCGGGTCTTGCCACCAAGACCGCATTTTAGTTGGTTGTTCTGTGTTGTAAGTTAGAAGTGGTGTAATATCATTCTGGATAATTACATCCAAATCAAAGAAGATGAAGCGTCCTGTCGGCTTATCTGGGCCGAAATTGTGAGTATTAAAGACGAAAGTTTTAGGCCTGTCCCAACAACGAGCCATGCCATACTTAAACTCATCAGCGCCGAACCAGTATTTAGGATGGATGGTAGGGATATCGGGAAATGGTATAACCTTAATATCTGGTAATAGTCCCTTATCATTGTCGGTATAACAGTAGAAATGAAAATCCATTGTCGAAGGTGTATTACGCTTAGACATGTTATAAAGACGGTTAACAAAGTGCGGGCCATATTTTTCTCCCCATTTACTACAAACTACATTAACTCGCATGGCAATCTCCACAATTTCTGGTACAAACGCTGAGGGGTTTCCTCTTCAAGTGTTGACTTATATTCTCAAAGTCATGGTTATAAATTATCTCACCGATATTAAATTTCGTCCCATCATTATACTTGAAATTGTATGTATAGTCAATAGGATGATAAGGAAATAATTTGTGTTCCATTACATCTCTAGCAATGTACGCACACGGAAAAAGGTTGCCTTGCGAATTCACATAAAAATATTCACTTTTCCTCGCGTCACACCATACTGGTTCCTTCTCTTTCATCTTGGGTTTCTTGGTTCGTACTTCCTCATCCTTCTTAAACCGTTTCAATGTTTCCAGACTCACTGGAATATCACTAGCAATACTATCATTTACCTTTATTTCGTTCTCGGTTGGTTGTGTAGGAAGTACATGTTCAACCCTATCAACAAAAGGTAGGTCTTTTATATATGCCTTGAATGTTTGAACGGTGACTGTACAACCTAATTTTTCTTTAAAATACCGACAAATGGACTCAATTTCGTCACAGTTTGTCGGGTCTGTGATTTCACACATAAATGTAACCCATTGTAACTTGAAGTTTTCAACTACGGTCTTGAGAGAATCTAGTGTATGTTCTTTTCCATTGACAAAAATATCATTAAATTCATTCCCAGTATCATTTTGTTTGGTAGATAGTTGTATTAATGCACCTTCTGGATTGCCATCATCATACAATCCTGTGTATAAGTCACTATATTGTTCTCCATGCATTTGGAAATACTTGACAAGAGTGTCATTATCTTTTACACTATCTTGATTTATAATGGATATGAGTTCTTGTTTGGGCATGATATTGTATAGTCTTTCAAATACTTTCTCATAATCCTCTTTATAAAATAACTCTTTTAGGTTCTGTAGATAGTATTTCTTGTACAGTGATTGAACATCTTCAATTGATGCATCCCAGAACACCCTTTGCATCCCATGTTCTTTGATGTTACTCATAACATCTTTTTTAATTTGTGGTAGTGTGTTCTTATCCCATAGTCTTTTGTACAACGCGAAACATTGTAGGAAACTTATGTTCCAGAAATACCTAACAGGCCCCAGTTCTTTCGCTTCATCAAACGCGGTTAGGTGAGACTTGTATATGTACCTCTGTTTGTATAAGTCATATATCTCATTTGCATCTTTATTCCAATACAAAGACTCATCACCTTGTAATAGTACAGGGTCATCTGGATAGTCAGCGAGAAACTTCTTGTGCATTGAAATCATATCACCAGAGTCATATAGTTCTTTGATAATATCTTTGTGGTGTGGTTCTATTTGTCGTATAAAGATAAGGTCAGATATCTCTCTTTCCAATTCTGGTACATGTACCTTCACTTCAGAAATTGTACCTTTAAAATATTCTTTCAACTCTGGGAAGTCATTAATCATTTTCTCTGAAAGGGATTGTAAGTCATTTGTTTCGATAAGTTCTTTTATATCTGATATTGTATCCTTGTCCATATAGTTTTCTTGTAGCATACTATCTGTCAAAGATTCAAATCCAATCCACTCGCGTAGTGTTTCAAACTCTTTTGAATATTGTTCCCAATCCTGTTTTAGTTGTGGTAAGTCTTTGAGAAATTTTTCTTCTAGTGTATCGTAGTCCTTGGTACGCAACAACTGAGATATTTTATTGGTGTGTTTATTTTTATCAAAGAAGTTATCTGGAAACTTGGGTAACCACAATCTTTCAAATTCTGTTTTGCCATGCCAATGCGTGAGTAGATTGTAATCTCTCAACTCATGTGGTTTAAGATTGTTTTTATTTCTACCACCAACGGATGCTTCAAAGATACAGAACTTTGCATCTTCTCTGTACAGGTGTTGCGTGACATCATTGGGATGTTGTCTTCCTCTATTGTAGGAGTATACCCAATCATTTGGTAAGAACGACCAGTAGTTATCACCTACTGCTTGATGTTCTCTGTATGGGTAGTAGTTATCGGTTCCCTTCCAAAAGGTTTTAAACACTGTGTCCTTGTGTTTGATTACATCATTGTAAATCTTTTCCCCTTGGTCAGTACACCATAACATGACACTAGAGTTATATAATGTGCCACGCATGTCTGTAAATCTTCTGTCTTTGAGAACTTTTGGATTCTCCCAATTAGAATAAATCATGTGAGGAGTTTTAGATAGTTCAAATATGTCATCGATGTTATTCTGAATGATAACATCCAAATCCAAATAACAAAAAGGGCCTTTGGTTCTCAACCAGTGGTGGGAGTTTAGTACAAGAAACTTTGCTCTATCCCAACAAAAGTTTTCTTGACCAAACCAGTGCCGTGGATGTAGAGGGTCTACATTTGGAATAGACCTAATCTTAACATCTTTGTGTATGCCTTCTGGTTCGTCTGTATAACATATGAACTTAAACCTTTTGGTGTAGTTCTGTTGAACCATTTTGTATAAATTGTTTACATATTCTGGAGAGTACTTATTGCCCCATTTCATGCAAAGAAAGTGCATCATAATATTTTTGTCTCAAATTGTAATTGACTTCATTTTGTCCGTTTAACAAGACGATTGGATAATCTGGTTTTATTTGATGAGCTCTTGGTGAGGTATCTGTTTCCATGTCTACCCCAGCAAGAAAAGAATATATTAATCCTTTTGGAAATGTTCGTTTGAAGAACCTTCCATCATATAAAAAGTTATCATCCTTACCATCGTATTTATGCAAGTTATAATCAAAGTTTTTAAAAAATGCCTCTGGTATATAGGCGGCATTCTTACAACTCCATGCCATAACACTAGAGTTCCACGCGCCACCGAAGTCTTTCCAGTATGTTTCGCATATGGTAGGTTCATCGCAAAGGTTAAATAAGGGGGTAAGGTTACCTTGAACTATAACATCAAGGTCTAAATATATGGTTGGGCCACCAAAATCTTTACCAAGAAGTAAGATTTTTTCCCAGTTCCCCATAGAGTGCTTGATATGTGAGGTTAGTATCCCCTGTTCCAATCCTTCTGGGTCATCGGTACGACACCAGAAGTTCTGACATTGATGTTTGCACATATTATAAATAGTGTTTACATCATTGGAAGAGTATTTGTTTCCGTATTTTAGTGTAACAATTGTTCTCATAATTTAAAAGGTATATTCCATGGCAAAAAAAGTAATTAAAAATATAACGATAGACCAAGGTGCTACTTTTAGTGAGACCCTAACTGTAACTACAGATGGGTCAACTGCTAAAAACCTTACAGGCTATACAACAACATCACAGTTCCGAAAAAGCTATGACAGTACTACTTATACAAGTTTTACAACCGCTCAAGTTGACGCTACTGGTGTTATAACTTTGTCTTTAACAGCAGCACAAACAACCGCATTGAAGTCTGGTAGATATGTTTACGATGTTGAAATCGCAAATTCACCAGAAGTATTGAGAGTACAAGAAGGCATAATAACGGTAACACCGCAAGTAACTAAATCATAAGGAAGACCAGTGAGCAGAGATTTCAAAGAACAACAACAAGACTTAACCGAATTGAACGGAGATGGTAACCGCGAGAGAGGTAGGTATGGTGAAGACTATAGCATAGAAGAAAAGAAGACTTGGAATGACTCTGGGGTTACAGTAGATTTGGAAAAACCAAAAGAAAAAGGCAAAGACAATGGATGAGTTAAAAAAACTTTTTGAGGCTATTGCAAAAGAAAAAACTAGAAACCTAGAGTTGCAAAAAGAAGAAGTTCTCAAACAAGTTGAAAAATCTCAAAAAAGAAAGTCTCATAGTAAAAAAGTCCAAGAGGATTTCTGGGGTGTATTTACGGGCGAGCTCCAAAAACTTTCAGAAGTTGAAGAACAAAATAAAAATAAATTACAAAAGTTAGAAGAAATCAGAGATGAATTTAAAGATGTAACTCCAATACTATATGAAGAACAAGAAGAAGAAATAACAACAAAAGAAACGCCTGACTTCTTTGCTGGTATTAACCCAGAAAAAATGGCATCAGAGTTTGATATTCGACCAGTGAGTCAGATATCAGAAAGTGATATGTCTACACAGTCTGAACCATATCAATTAAAAGACCACCCCACTACATTGATAGAAATGCCAGAAAAAGAGTGGCCGCCAGAATTACCACAAGAAGAATCTACTGTCTCTACAGGAATCTTAGACCCAGACATTTCTGCCTTAGAAGCAAAAGTTAATAAGTTAGAAATGAAATATGCTGGTACAATAGAAGAAGTAGAAGAAATAACAGAAGAAGCACAACCAGAGTCATTCAATGTAAGTAAAGATGCTTATAGTGCAGTTATGGATGTTCTTAGTCTCAAACCTACAGCAGAGAAGAAAGACAAGGATGAAAGACAACTGCAAGAACTCGCAGTACAATATCTCGCGGAAAGAAAAGAAGCTGTACAGGAACAAGTTGACGAAACTGCAAGTGTTCAGAAACAAATAAACGAAATCAATACAAACATTCGACAAATGATTCTTGCTATGCAAGGTATCGGTGGCGGTGGTGAGGTTCGACTAGAGTTCTTAGATGACATTGACAGGTCTACCGCGAAGGTTAATAATAAGTTCTTGATGTATGATTCCACTATTCAAAAGTGGAAGGGTGTAGACGCACACGAAGAATCTGGATTAGATAGAGTAACTTCACATGTAATTCCCTCAGCAGATGATACATATGACCTTGGTTCATCTTCATTGAGATGGCGGGATGTATATGTTTCTGGTAGCACCGTTGATATTGGTGGTATGAAACTTACCAATGACGGAAGTAATAACCTAGAAGTAAAGGATAGTGGTGGTAGTAAGAAAACAATTAGTGCTAATATCGCTTTCTCTGATATAACATCTAAACCAACTACTGTTTCTGGATATGGAATATCAGACGCACTATCTTTAACTAGTCTATCGGTAGGTTCAGAAGCATCTGCGTCTGGTGATGGTGGTATATCATATAATAATAGTACAGGTGTATTTACATATACTCCGCCAGATTTATCTGCAAAGGCAGACCTTGCTAGTCCAGCGCTTACTGGTAACCCAACTGCGCCGACACAATCCGCGAGTGATAATAGTACAAAGATTGCTACAACTGCCTATACTGATACAGCAGTTGCGAATATTGTTGATTCTGCGCCGGGAACTTTAAATACCTTAAATGAACTTGCAGCTGCTTTGGGTGATGATGCAAACTTTTCTACCACGGTAACAAATAATATTGCTACCAAGGCACCTCTTGCTAGTGCGGCTTTGACAGGAACACCAACTGCTCCAACCGCGTCTACTGGTACAAATACAACACAAATTGCTACTACAGCATTTGTAAAACAGGAAATTGACGCCCTCAAAGCCTTGTTATACGCATACGACCAATCCTAAGTCTTATAAATAGTCGAAGAAATTAAAATTATTTTTAGGAGTCCACATGGCGTTATCCACAAGACAAGGACTCATTGACTATTGTTTGCGAAGATTAGGACATCCTGTAATCGAAATCAATGTCGATGAAGACCAAATATCAGACAGAATAGATGATGCCTTTCAACACTGGAATGAGTACCATTTCGATGGTGTCGAGAGGGCGTACATCAAACATAAACTAACTGGTTCAACATTAACCTTAACTGGTAGTGCTACTTTTGAAGCTGGAGAGACCATTACTGGTGGAACATCTGGTGCAAAAACAACAGTACACAAATCAAGTTCTGGTACTTCAGTAGTATATGAGAAACCAAGTACAGCAGAAGTATTTGAGGCGAATGAGGTTATTACTGGTTCAAATTCTGGTACAACTGCTACGATACAAAGTATATCAAAGGGGGATATAGAAAATGGATACATCCCAATAGGTAACGAAGTATTGAATGTAGTTAGAGCATTTAAGTTTGGTGCATTAGTTGGTAGTAAATCAGATGGATTATTTGATGTAGATTATCAGTTTGCATTGAATGACTTATATAATCTACTTTCTGCTGATATTACATACTACTCAATGGTCAAAACACATATGAATTTGTTGGAAAACATTTTCAGAAATGAAAGACCTATTAGGTTCAATAGAAAAACAAACAGACTATATCTTGATACAGATATGGATGGAACATTTGACATTGATAACTACATTGTCGCGGAAGCATATTCAATTATAGACCCCGCTACATTTACAGAAGTCTATGATGATATGTTCTTAAAAAGATATGCGACTGCTCTTATCAAGAGACAGTGGGGCGAGAATATGAAAAAGTTCGGGGGAATCGCGTTGCCAGGCGGAGTAACACTTAATGGTGACCAAATATACGGAGAAGCAATTCAAGAAATTTCTATCATAGAAGATGAAATGCAGATGAAGTATGAGTTACCCCCAATGATGATGACAGGGTAAATAAATGGCAACTAATGTTTACTTCCAATCTGGCAATACAAGTGGAACTGCTAACGAACAGCGTTTAGTAGAAGACTTGGTTATTGAAAGTCTAAAGATATATGGACACGATGTTCACTATATGCCTAGGACTTTGGTAAACAGGGACACTATCTTTGATGAAGATGAATTGTCTAAGTTCACGCAACAGTATCCACTCGAAATGTATATGGAAAATGTCGAGGGATATGAGGGTGAAGGAGAACTATTTACTAGGTTTGGAATAGAAATCAGAGACCAAGCAACATTTGTTCTTTCCAAGAGAAGGTGGGAACAGATGGTTGATAGAGAAGAAGATGCTGGTGGTACATTCCAGTTAAAGGCAAGACCAGCTGAAGGGGACTTACTATTCTTCCCAAAAACAAAATCTTTATTTGAGATTAAGATGGTGGAGTTTCAGAACCCATTCTATCAGTTAGGAAAGATTTACACATTCAGACTTCAATGCGAACTCTTTGAGTACAGTTCAGAAAGACTTGATACTGGTGATAGTGATATCGATGGAATCGAAGACTTACAAAGTCTTGACATTTTACAGTTCCAGTTCCAGTTGGAGAATGGAGACCTATTGAAATTAGAAGACAACGATACTCTTATATTAGAGAGTTTCCAAACCAGTAGAGGAAATGTTGGTGTGGACAATGAGGACTTTGACTCATGGCAGACTGCATCTAACATACTAGACTTCACAGAGAAGAATCCATTTGGTGAAATATAATGTTTAAGAATAAACAGTTTTACAATCAACACACACGCAAGGCCATAATTGCATTTGGTACTATCTTTAATAATATCCAAATAAACAGGTCAAACGCTGGTGGTGTTACTGAACAGGTGATTCGGGTTCCTCTTTCATACTCCACAAAACAAAAGTTTTTAACTAGGATTGAGGCAATTCCGAATACTGAGTCTCGTGGTGAGGTTGCGATTAGTTTGCCACGCATGGGATTTGAGATTGTTGGGTTTCAATATGACCCATCAAGAAAGGTTTCGCCTGTACAAAAGAATATAACTACATCTGGTGCGGAAACAAATTCATATAGGACAAGTTTTGTATCCACCCCATATGATATGAACATATCTTTGTATGTGTTTGCAAAGAATCAAGAGGATGCATTACAGATAGTAGAACAGATTTTTCCATACTTTAACCCAGACTTCAATGTTACAATAAATGATTTGCCTGAGTTGGGTATTAAAAGAGATATAAAAATAACTTTGGATAGTGTTAGTTACGAAGATACATTTGAAGGTGCATTTGCAGATAGACAAAGTATTAACTGGACACTGAACTTTACCATGAAATTAAATTATTATGGATTTGTAGACAAACAATCCTTCATCAAAAAGGCAATTGCAGAAACATATGAAAACAGTAGTTTCGCTGGCCCGAAGGTTACAAATACAATTTCAGTTGGAACAACACTACCAACCGCAACTGCTACAATAAGTGGTGGTTCGGTAACAGGATTCACTATAACATATGGTGGGGCAGGATATGTAAGTCCACCTAACATTACTCTTACTGGTAACGCGAGAGCACATGCTGAGTTAACAGATGGAGTGGTAACCAACATTGTTATAGATGACGCTGGAAGTGGTTATTCAGAAGCACCTACCGTGACATTTGAAGAACCACCTAATTATAATGCAGACCCCTATAAGGATGACCCATATAGGTTCGTGGAGGAGTTTGACCAAACTTATGTATAACTATGCCAAAAAATAAAGTATTTGATGCACTTGATAAAACATTTAACACCGTAACTACAGAACTTGCTGAAAAGAAAGGTGGTGCTATCACTGTGCCTGAAAAAGAGGACGAGAAACTAGACAAAGATTTTGAGGAAGCAAGAAATCTTTTGAAACGCTCTGCTGAGTACGCGGAAGAAGCTGCTCAAGGTATTCTAAATGTTGCTACCAATAGTGACAACCCTCGGGCCTATGAAGTCGCTGGACAAATCATTAAGACTATGGGTGAACAAGCCAAAGACATGATGGAAGTCCAAGAGAAGAAACATCGCATTGAAAAGAATTCAGATGAACCAAAGACTATCAGTAAGACAACAAATAACCTAGTATTTACTGGTACAACTTCTGATATGTTGAAGGCACTAAAGAAAGAAAACGAAAAAATTATAGACCATGACTCAATTGACCCAGAATCCAGCTGAATACTGGTTAATGGAACACTTTAGAAAACCCCTTACTGTTCCCAAACTAGAAGAACATCTTTCTGAGAATAAGATAAATAGGTTAGTGGTTCATAATCTAAAAGAAGAAGTTTTAAATCCCTTCTTACCCCGAAAAGAATTAATAAACTTAAATGTTTTTTCGGAGTTTCCTTCTTTAAGTTTCACTATTATCGATAGTTCATATATCGATTCCAGTAGTTTGTTACCAAGAAATGTCGTGCATGAACCATATGGATTATATTTTTTGTGGCAAGTTATTGGACATGGTTCATACTTTGATGAAGAATTAAAAAGAACTAATATAAAAGATTACTCTGGGAATGAGGACACACACTTTTGTTGTTTAAATCATTCAATGAGACCATACAGAGTAAAGTTATGGGAGTTGTTAGAAAGAGATAACTTAATTAATAATTACTGTTCTAACTTGCGTAAAGGAATATACACTGACATCCAACAGAAGTATATGTTAGATTGGTCAACAGTTGGAAACATTGACCACAATACTCATCCTTTACATAAAAAAGGTGGATGGGCAGTAACACAGAGTCCAGCAGAATTCTATGACAAGATACTTATAGATTTATTTGTTGAGACTAGAACTAGTCATGTAAGGTTTACTGAAAAAACTTTTAAACCTCTTCTACATAGAAAATTATGTATGGGGTTTGGTGGACAGGGAATGTATAAAGAATTGAAGTCAATGGGGTTCATGTTACATGATGGGTTTATAGATTATCAGTTTGATGATATACAAGATGAAGAGGAAAGATTTAAAGAATTCTATAAACAATTTAAAAATTTATTGCAGTATCCTTTAAAAGAACTGGTAAAGGGTACAAAGTTAGAAAGAGAACACAATCGACAAAGATGTTTTGAAATGATATTAGAGACAGAAGATATACCCACACTACCAAATATAGAGGAGCCAGGATTTTTTGAGCATATCAAAAGACAAGCAGATGGAGAAGTAAATGGCTGGGGTTGAACAATCATATCACGGTAATCCCAATCTAAAACCAATTGGGTACGAACACAATTTTACAAAGGATGAATTTGAGGAATTTGTAAAATGTGAAAGTGACCCAGTTTATTTTATAGAAAATTACTGTCAAATAGTAACCTTGGATAAAGGTCTACAACCTTTTAAACTGTACGACTGTCAGAAAAAGAAGGTTGATTTCATCATGAATAATCGAAAGACTATTCTCATGGAAGGTAGACAGCAAGGTAAGACAGTAACAGCAGCCGCGTGTATATTGCATTATTCTATATTTAACGCAGATAAGAACATTGCTATTATGGCGAACAAGACTGCTGCTGCCCGTGAAGTATTAAACAGATATCAAACCATGTATGAACATCTTCCTATTTGGATGCAACAGGGTGTTAAGACATGGAACAAGGGGGATGTGGACTTAGAGAATGGTTCTCGCGTGTTTACATCTGCAACCACATCATCTGGTATTCGGGGTAAATCAGTTAACTGGTTGTATATCGATGAGGCTGCAATCATACCAAACAACATAGCAGATGAGTTTTTTGCATCTGTATATCCTACTATCTCTGCTGGTGAAACCACAAAGATTCTATTGACATCTACTCCACTAGGATACAATCACTTCTGGAAATTCTGGAACGAATCGGAAAAGGGTACGAATGGATTTGAAAATATGTTCATTCCTCATACTGAAATTCCAGGCCGAGATGATGCGTGGATAGAGGAACAGTTTAAGTTATTGGGTGAAGTAAAGTTCAATCAAGAGGTGTTGTGTGACTTCTTGGGGTCAACGAATACTTTGATTAGTGGTAAGGCTCTCTCTACTATGTCTTCAGTTGACCCAGTATATAAGAAGGATGGTCTGGATATTTATGAAGAACCTCAAGAAGATAAATATTATGTAATCTCAGCTGATACCGCGAGAGGTATCGGTGGAGATTATTCGGCTTTTATTGTGGTTGATATCACACAAATGCCGTTTAAAGTTGTTGGTAAGTATAGAGATAACAAAATCTCACCATTATTATACCCAGACTTTATTAATAAAGTCGCAAAAGATTATAATGGTGCGTATGTGTTACTTGAGACAAACGATATTGGTCAACAGGTAGTCGATATACTACACCAAGAACTAGAGTATGAGAACATTTTTAGTTGTGTACAGGAAAAAAACAAACAATATGTTTCGCCTGGCTTCGGAAAACAAAGTACTCTAGGAGTGCGAACATCAAAAGCAGTAAAAAGACAGGGGTGTTTGGCACTAAAAAGTTTGATTGAGGAACAGAAGTTCTTACTATTTGATGCTGAATGTATAAGTGAACTATCAACTTTTGTTGAAAGGAGTGGTACATTTGCTGCTGATGAGGGATACCACGATGACCTTGCCATGTGTATGGTACTATTTGCTTGGTTATCAACTAATACATTCTTTAAGGATTTGACTAATGTAGATATTCGTGACAATTTATACAATTCACAGATGAGAATGATAGAAAATGATTTGACACCATTTGGGCTTGTGGTAGACGGACATGAACCAGAAGCGGAGGTTATGGATGGTGACTATTGGATATGGGCAGATGAGAAAGAAAAATTTTTATAAATAATTGTCAAGGAATAACTATTTAGTCAAGATAGATTAAAAACGAAATACGAAGGAGAACAAAATGGCTTTCCAATTATCGCCTGGCGTCTTAATACAAGAAAAAGACCTCACTAATGTTGTCCCCGCTGTAGCCACCACTATTGGTGGAATCGTGGGAGATTTCCAGTGGGGGCCTGCTCATGAGATTATCGCTATAACTAGTGAGAATAATCTCGTTGAAAGGTTTGGCAAACCAACATCAAGTGTATATTATGACCATATGGTGGCATCAAGTTTCTTGGCTTACGGTTCACAATTGTTAACTGTGAGGGAAGTTGGAGCTGCTGCTAGAAACGCAGTCTCAACTGGAACTGCTGTCGCAATCAAAAACAGAGAAGCATACAACGAGAACTACTCCGCTGGAGAAGGTTCAGTTGGGCCTTGGGCTGCGAAATATCCCGGCACGCGAGGTAATGCTCTTAAAGTAGAAATCGCTGACATTACTTCTGCATCTGGATTAGGTGTAGGAAGTGGAACTGTAACTGCTGGTGGTTCTGGATACTCATCCGCTACTGTTACATTCGCTGACCCAACTGCAATTACCCCTGCTAATGGTGGTATTACTGCAACTGGTACTGCTACTGTATCTGGTGGTGCTGTAACCGCAATCACAATCACAAACCCAGGCTATGGATATTCATCCGCGCCTGCTGTGA